ATACTCAACACCACGATATGAGGTGTGAGTAATCTGTGCGTCGTGAAGTGCAGATGCTTTGTTGATCTGCTTGCGAATCAGGTTAAGTGTATTCATTGTGTTACTCCTAAAGTAATTGGATTTTTAGGTCCGTTCCTTTAGTCGTTTGCGTCCCAATACCAACGACATTCTGGCGCAGAATCCTTTAAGGTTTCTACTAACTCAACCTTAAGTGTATTACTAAGGTTAATATTGTTCTCAATCTTTAGCATGATAGCATCAGTTTGAGTACAAGTGAGTGTTGTATAGAATAATACTTCTAGCATGGGATGAACGGCTCCGTTCCGCGACTTACTTGCGTCCCACCCTAGAGTGGGATGAACGTCAGGTCTTATTATAGACCTCATACATTATTTAGTCAAGTGTCTTGGTATTAAGACAAATAGTTACTTTTTCTTCTTTGGTTTGGGTGGTTCATATCCCCAACTCTTTGGATTGATCCCACCATATCCAAAATCAATCTTCTGAACGGCACCTTTGCCATACTTATCATAGTACATATCAAAAAGTCTAGAGTCTTTTCCACAACGAGTAAGATCTATACACGTTACTCCATCGACAACATACCAAATCAATTTGGCATCAGTAGGAAAACTTTTGTCGTTTGCTTTTTCAATAGTAGTTTTTTCTAAAAGAATCTGACATCCATAATCAGATTCTTTGATTGGAATCATTTCTTGTCCTTCCTCTGGCGTTGTTTGCTTTTCTTCTACTGCAGATGTCATGCGCGATCTCCCCAAATAATATCAGAATATGCTGCCGAAACAATATCTTTTGAAATTTTATACTTAGTTTCTAGTTGTTTATCTTTAACAAGAGTTAAAATTTCTGCTTCAAGTGGATGTAGTCCTTGAAGAATATTAATGAACATTGTTTCACGACGAATTGCATTAATTCCGCTATTGCCACCTTTAACAAAGTGATAGAAGTGCTTTGATTCTCTACGAATAGTTGTGTGTCCTTGCTGATCACTAATACCTAAGGAGAAATTTCCAGATTCATACATTGTACGAATGTCATGATCAATTTTAGTTGACAAAGTTCCCGAATAAGTGTTTTGCTGATCGTATCCAACATAAGGAACAGGACCATCAGGAAGAATAGAGACGATAGACTCATCAAAGTTCCAGACAAAGAGTCTTCTCAGTGAAGGATCATTATACTTCTTCAATACTTCAATTTTCTTTGCCTTTGTTCTTGAACGAGATACCAAGTCAAAAACTTCAAATGTTAGTGGATTTCTTGGAAGATTATCCACCACAAACGAAGTTGTCTTCTTTTTAGTGGTTGTCTTTGCCTTAGTCGTTGTTGTCATCTTCTTCGCTGTCGTCATGATAGTTTTCAAAATTAAATGCTATGACCTCATCTGGAATCAGGTTGCCCTGTTCATCAAACATTTCGGGGTGAGGTCTAGGTACTTCCCGATAGTTCATCATATATTCTCTAGCAGTCCAACCAACCACAAGTCCCAGTATTAGAAACAAAACGGTCAGAAATGAACCAAAGACTAAACTTACTGCTAACATGTATCTTACCTCAGAACTAATTTGTTTGTTTAGACTTTTTCTTCTCCTACTTAATATAAACTCAATACCACGATTAACTTGATGAGTGTCTTTATTTAGTGGAGAATCAGATGACTTTGTTTTCCCGGAGGAATTTAATGGTGTCAACACAACCTCCTAATTTTTTATCATCACATAAGACCTGTGGAAAAGTAGAGTTTTCTTCAAACTTATCAAAAAATGATTCCCGATCAAAATCTTCTCCTAGAGTATAGACCACAAACTCACTTTTTGTCAATTCTAAAACTTTTTTAATTTTCTCGCAATGTGGGCAATTGTTTTTAGAATATATCGTGAAATTCATACGTCTATAAGGGATTACAAATTAATTTATAAGATAAAAAAAGGGGAGAAGTTCTTTCCCCCCTTAATATATCACCAACTCACCTTTCCCACCACAGAAAGGGTCTTCAGTCCCAAAGTTACGAGGATGCTGAACACTTTGATATTATAAAGTAATTTTGATTTCGTGTCAAGCACGATTGACGTGCATGGTTAAATATGATAGAGTTGAACACATCTAGAAGATTAAAAATGTCAATAAGTTTTGATGATCTGACGGGCAAAAAACCTCAGCAGCAACCACCACAACAACAACAATCACAAGACGAATTGCTTTCGTTATTTCCAACACCAGTTCTTATCGCACAATATCCTGTGCCCTATGAGAAAGAATTGGAATATATTCGTAACCTGCCTTGTCGTAGAGAAAATAAAGGTGGAGATGCAGGTAATAAGATACACTATAACCGACAGTCAGAAGATACTTTTGTATTAGATAAACCTGAACTATCAAACATCAGAGAGTTTGTTAAATCAAAAATCTTTAAGTTTGCACGGGAAGTCATGTGCTCTAAAGATGAGGTGGTGATTACTCAATCGTGGATTAATAAGTCTGGTAAGGGTGAATCGCACCACGAACATGTGCATCCTAATAGTATGATTAGTGGTGTCTGGTATCCAGTCATTAATGAACAACTACCACCCATTCAGTTTCGTAGTAGATCACAAAGAGACATTGCTTTGTCTAACGATAAGTATAACAACTTTAATAGTGCAACATTCTTGCTGCCTATGAAGATGGGAGAAATTATTATCTTCCCCAGTAATCTTACACATAGTGTTCCTGCTAATCAATCAGAGACTGAGCGTATCAGTTTGTCCTTTAATACCTGGGTGAAAGGTAGTCTTGGTGATATTAATTCACTGACATATCTTCCACTGGACCGCTGCGTATGAGTTCCGCACTATCACGTCCACTCCCAGAGTTTCATGGGTTTGGATATAGAATCGCACAGATAGAAAACAATACTCACTGCAACTATAAGTGTTGGTTCTGTCCTAATGCTTATGATAAACCTGCACCAAAAGAGTGCATGACCCTGGAACAATTCAGAAAGATTCTTACTGAGATTCGTTCTGTCTATACACCATGGGAACTGAATGATGTCTCATTTGCCACATATAATGAACCTAATCTTGATGATGGGTTTAAGGAGAAGTTGCAATTGATGACTGATATGGGATTTAATTATGAACATATCTCCAATGGAAGTATGGTCACAACTGAATTGACTGATTGGTTGATTGAAAATCCACAAAAAATTAAACAGTTTCGTCTCAATATTCCAACACTGGATGAGAAGAAGTGGAAGGATATTACAGGTGCATCCACTGCTGTAATGTATCGGATGTATTATCAGTTGATGTATCTGTTTGAGAACTCACAGAGACTGAACTTTCCCATCACAGTGATTGTAAATGGTGATGGTAGTGCAAGTCATAAAGAAGAGTTTATGAAGGTCTATCAGAAGTTCCAAAGATGTCCTCCTGGTATTAACTTTAGTATGACTGGGTTGATTGATAGGGCTGGAACACTTGAGGGTGCAGAGTGTGAAACACAGAAAATACCCACAAGTGTAATTGATTGGGGAGATCAACCAACACGATGTAATGCAGGATACTTTGAGAACTTATACTTTGGTATCAAAGGTAATGTATTCTATTGCTGCCATGACTATCACCAAGAGTATAGTTGTGGTAATATAAATGATACACCGCTGAAAGAACTTCTAAGTTCTGAGGCATATGAAACTCAAAAACTGAGGTTTCAACAAGATTTCTGTCGTAAATGTGAACAAGCAAGACCACTGGAGGTAGTAAAATGACTGTAACACCACAAATGATCGCAATGAATAAGTATGATACTCAACTGCGTGACTTGATTCACGTTGAGAAGGGTATTATTCCTGCCAATCTGTGTGAGTATCTCGTAGAAGAGATTGAAAAGAATGAATGGCGTCCTCATACTTGGTATAATAATGTTGCCAACTCATTCGGTTCTGAAGAGACAATGGAACTGGATGTGCAGAACATTACTGGTGAGCATCAACAACTACTCACACCTTTTATGATTCAGGCAGGTTCGGCATATAATGCAATCTATTCATTTAACTGCGAAAGAACTCAGCAGATTATGAATAAGTTCAGTTCAATTCGTTTTAATCGTTATACACCAGGACAGATTATGCGTCAGCACCATGATCATATCCATTCACTGTTTGATGGTAATGAGAAAGGTATTCCTGTCCTTTCATTCATTCTCAACCTGAACGATGACTATGAAGGTGCAGAACTATTCTTCTGGGATGATCATGTTGTCCCACTAGGTAAGGGTGATATTATTATGTTCCCGTCTCTCTTCTTGTTCCCTCATGGTGTGAAAGAAGCAACTAAAGGTAAGCGTTATAGTGCAGTATCTTGGGCTTGGTAATTACAATCCTCCGTGACCGTTAGAGCAAGCAGCAAGTTGTCCTCTATTTTCTGTCAGGTCACCAAAATCAATAAAATTGCCCAGTGTATCAATTTGTCCATAATCTATACTACCAAATTTTGTACTAGGGGATCCCCCTCCACCAGTTATTCCTCTTGTTGAAGAAGAACTTCCCCCTCTTCCTCCACATTGTTCTAAAGAAGAACTATAAGGTAGATCACCAAAATTTGCTCCATTTCCTAAAGTTGACATTGTAACATATTCTATTGTATTGGCGTGTGGTGAGTCATTTCCAGCAAAAAGTGCTCTAGTAGAACTACATATACTCCCCTGTGCCCTAGTATAACCACCTGTAAAACAATCTCCAAAATCTGCTGAATTTCCTAGAGTAGAAAATGTGCAGAATTGAATAGTTGTAGGAGCACCAGATCCTCCATAAGCGATTAATCTTGTGGATGAATTGCCACAATTACCTCTTCTGAAAGCATCAAAAAGATCTCCAAAATCAATAGCATCTCCTGTTGATGCCATGGTTATGTATTCTATGACATCGGTATTGGGGTAGTTTCCTCCTGCAAATATTGCTCTTTCAGAATTGCTACCACCTGTGAGACCAAAAACAGATCTTGTTAGGTTACCAAAATCTGTTGCATCTCCTGTTGATGCAAAGGTAATGAATTCTATCTCATTTTTATTAGGAGTTTCACCTCCAGCATATATCCCACGAGTTCTTGAACCAACCGCAGCTAGTCCCTGTCTTGATGTGATTAACTCACCAAAAGCAGTTGCATTTCCTGTTGATGCTACATTCACAAAGTCAAGAGTATCAACATTGCTTGGAGTATATCCACCACCAAATACTGCACGAGTTCCACCAGTCTGTAAATCTGGTGACCAACTATCAACTTCCATCCATATTCCGTTGGGAGTTGTTCCAAATCCAACGGGTCCGAGTATATAAACTTCTAATTTCTTGGAGTCAGTATTAAATCTG